CCTGGCAGAACCCCGAGAACTGCATCGTCGCCTACGACCCCGACGCCGGCCGGGCGATCGCCGGGCTGCTGCTGTGGAACGACGACAAGTACGAGTACGCCACCCTCCACACCCCTGACGAGGTGTGGAAGTTCCAGCGCCGCACCGGCGCCGGAGGCCTGGCGAAGCTGGTCGTCATTGGCACCTACATGGGCGGCTGGGAACCACGACAGCCGGCCGGCGACGACACGTGGCCGATCCCCAACCCCATGGGCGAACTGGCGCTGGTCGAGTTCCGCAACCAGACGCTGCTGGACGAGAATCCGATCTCCGACATCGACGGCGTGTCCGCGATGCAGGCCGCGATCAACCTGGTCTGGGCCTACCTGCTCAACGGGCTCGACTTCGCGACGCTTCCGCAGCGGGTCGTCACCGGCGCCGATATGCCGAAGGTGCCGATCCTCGACGAGAACGGGCAGGTCGTCGGGAGCGCTCCGATCGACCTGAACCTGCTTGCTGCTGAGCGGGTGCTGTGGATCCCTTCCAAGGATGCGAAGACCGCCGAGTGGTCCGCAGCGAACCTGCAGGCGTTCGATGCCACCCTCGACCGGGCGGTGAACCATGTCAGCGCGCAGACCCGGACGCCGCCGCACTACTTGGTCGGGAAGATCGCGAATCTCAGCGCCGACGCGCTCACCGCGTCCGAGACCGGTCAGGTCGCGAAGTCTGGCGAGCGGCTGACGTACGCATCGCCGTCGCTCCGGCGCTTGAACCGGCTGATCTGCCTCGCCCAGGGCGGCGGCCAGGCGGCGGCCCGCGCCAAGGCGGCACTGTCAGGCACCGTCGACTGGAAGGACAACCAGTTCCGGTCGCTGGCGCAGAAGGCCGACGCGTTCACCAAGCTGCAGACGGTCGGGTTCCCGTTTGAGTGGCTGGCCGAGCAGTGGGGCCTGGACGCGGACGAGGTCGCCCGGGTGCTGAAGATGCGCGAACGAGAGGCGGAAATGGATCCGGTCGGGGCACTCACCCGAGTCGTCGGCCGTGAACTACCGGATCGCGCTGCCGCTCCGATTGAGGAGTAGCAGGTGGCGGTCGAGCCGATCGCCGCACAGCACGCCGAGCGGCAGGTCATCCTGGCCCGGCGGACGGCGACGGAACTGGGCCGGCTGTGGCGGCTGATCGACCCACGCCGGATCGCCGCGTCGTGGGGGTCGCTACTGCCTCAGGCCCTGGTGGTGCTCGGCACCTCGCAGGCAACCGCGGCGGCGGCGGCCGGCACGTACGTCGACGACGTTCTCGAAGCCCAGGGTGCCGCCCCGGCGGCCGCGGGCCGGATCTCGGTCGGGGCATTCGCCGGGATCGCCAGTGATGGTCGCCCGCTGGCGTCTCTGCTGCTGCAGCCGTCGATCACCGCGCTGCGGCAGATCCAGCAGGGCGCCACACCGGCGCGGGCACTTGCGGCCGGACGGTTCACCCTGGACCTGATCGCGCGGACGCAGGTCGCCGACGCTGGACGGGTCGCGGTGGGCACGGCGATCGCCGCCCGCCCAGAGGTCCGCGGCTACGTGCGGATGATCGTCGGCAAGACCTGCTCGCGCTGCCTGATCCTGGCCGGCCGCCGCTACGAGTGGAACGCCGGGTTCAAGCGTCACCCCCGCTGCGACTGCCGGCACATCCCGGTGGCCGAGGACGTGCCCGGCGACGTGACGACGGATCCCGCCGCCTACTTCGCCTCACTGGACCGTACCGAGCAGGATGACCTACTCGGCAAGGACGGCGCCGAGGCGGTCCGATCGGGCGCCGATATGGCCGCCGTGGTCAACGCCCGCCGCGGCATATACACCGCCGCCGACGGTCGCAAGTACACGCGTGAGGCGGCCACCCGCCGCCGCCTGCGAATGATGCCCGAGCAGATCTTCCGCGAAGCCAAGGACCGCGACGACGCGATCAGGCTGCTGCGACTGCACGGCTACATCCGCTGATCTCCCCACGCGCAAGGCGTCGGGGCCGACCCCGCAACGGAGTCCCCATGAAGATCCGCCTGGCCGACCCCGGCCTACCCGTTCACCCGTTCACCCGCCTGACCGCGATCGGTTTCCGCCGCAACGGCGACCCGATCTGGCCCGTCAAGGGCGGCTCCGAGGACGACCCGGGTGACGGCGGCGATGATGCCGGCGACGACCAGGGCAACGGCGGCGACAAGCCGCTCGGCCCGGCCGGCGAACAGGCGCTCGAGCGCATGAAGGCGGACCGGAAAGCGGCGCAAGACGCCCTGAAGCCATGGAAGGCCCTCGCGCGCGAGCTCGGCGCGAAGACGCCCGAAGAGGTCAAGGCGATGATCGCCGGAAAGCAGCAGGCGGCGGACGAGGCCGACCCCGACCGGATTCGCCGCGAAGTGACAGCCGAAGCCACTGCCGCCGCGAATCGGAAGATCGTCCGGGCAGAGGTCAAGGCGGCAGCGGCCGGAAAGTTCGCCGACCCGGCCGACGCGGTCGCGTTCCTGGATCTCGACACCTTCGAGGTCGACGACGACGGAGAGGTCGACCAGGACGCCCTCAACGAGGCCCTGACCGAACTCCTGAGAAAGAAGCCCCACCTCGCTGCGCAAGGCGGCAGGCGGTTCGCCGGCGGCGGCGACGGCGGGCACCGCGGTGACGCGAAGGTCGATCCCGGACCGGGCATCGCGCGGCTGGCTCACGCCTACTCCGCTGGCAATACCAAGTAACCCGACCCCTGACACGAAGGAGACGCCACCATGGCGCTCACGCTCGCTCAGGCCGCCGTGCTGTCCCAGAACGACCTGCAGCGCGGTGTGCTCGAAATGTTCGTCCAGGAGAGCCCGGTCCTCGACCGGCTTCCCCTCATGTCCATCGAGGGCAACGCGTACGCCTACAACGCCGAGGCGACCCTGCCGGGCGTCGCGTTCCGCAGCGTCAACGAGGCGTACACCGAGTCCACCGGCACATTCGTCCAGGCGACCGAGTCCCTGGTGATCCTCGGCGGCGACGCCGATGTGGATAGATTCCTCCAGCAGACCCGCGGCAACCTGAACGACCAGCGCGCCGAGCAGACCGCCCTCAAGGTCAAGGCAGCGTCCTACAAGTTCCAGGACCACTTCTTCAACGGTGACGTCGCCGTCGACACCAAGGGCTTCGACGGCCTGAAGAAGCGCCTCACCGGCAACCAGGTGTTCGCGGCCGGCACTAACGGCATCCCCGTCCTCGGCAACGGCGGCACCGACACCCACACCTTCCTCGACCAGCTCGACAACCTGCTGTCCCGGGTTCCCGGCATCAACGCCGGCAACGGCGTCATCTATGCCAACAGCTCGATCCTGGCGAAGATCCGCAGCGCGGGCCGTCGGGTCGGCGGTACCGACATGGTCACCGAGGACATGACCAACAAGCGCGTGCTCACCTGGCAGGGCATCCCGATCCTTGACCCGGGCGACAACCTGGCCGGCACGCCGATCCTCCCGCAGACCGAAACCCAGGGCACCGCCTCCGGCACGGTCAGCTCGATCTACGCGGTCAAGTTCGGCCAGAACGAGAACGACCGGGCTGTCACCGGCCTGACCAACGGCGGCGTCATGGTCGACGACCTCGGCTTCCTGCAGTCGCAGCCGGTCTACCGGACCCGGATCGAGTTCTACTGCGGCCTGGCGACCTTCGGCGGCAAGGCGGCGGCCCGCATGACCGGCGTCCTGAACAGCTAAGGAGAAGCGACCATGGCCACCACCAGTGCCCCGAAGGGCAACGAGAACACCCAGGGTGCGGGCGCGGCTGCCCGCCCCGCCACCGCGGCCACCAAGGCGGCCCGGGAGTCGTCCGGTAACGCCGATGTGACCCGGCTCGACGAGCACAACGACGCGCCGTCGATCACCGCACCCGGCGACGGGCCGGCCGACACCACCGACCCGACCGAGCGCGCGACGACTGTTGGCGGCGACAAGGCCGCCGCCGCCCGCGCCGGCCACCTCACCGTCAATGCCGCCATTCCGCTGCCGACCAACGAGGCCGGCCAGCTGCGTGGCGTCGCGATCACCTACCCGGGCGACCGCGACCAGGACGGCGACGGCAAGGCCGACGGGAATCGTATCGAGACCTACCCGGCGACCCGTCCCAACGGCGAGACCGTCACCGTCGAGCACAACATCGACACCGGCGTCACCCGGATCGTCTGAGACTGGGAGGTCAGCATGGTACTGCTGGTGACGGCCGCCGAGCTGGCCTCCCACCTCAAGAAGGATCTCGATACCGCCTCTGCCGAGCAGGCCATCGCCACGGCCTCCGGCTACGTCGAGGACAAAACCGGCTACGCATTCACCACCCGGACCGCCACCCTGACGCTGCCGTCGTCGCCCGCCCTGACGCTGCAGCTACCGGTGCGGCCGGTGCGCGCGGTCACCGCGGTGACGATCGGCGGATCCTCGTACACCGACTTCCGACTCACCGCCACCGGCGAGGTCTACCGGGGACGGTCGTGGCGGACCGCCTACGAGCCGCAGGACGTCGAGGTCACGATCACCTACGGCATTGCGGTCGTGCCGTCCAGCATCAAGGGCGTCGTCCTGGAGGTGGCTGGCGGCATCTACGACGGCCAGATCGGTGTCGAGTCGGAGCAAATCGACGACTACCGGGTCGCCTACTCGGGCGTCCTCTCGCATACCTCGCTGGCCACGCTCGCCGCCTACGGCGCCGACGTCGCCTCGCTCAGCATGACCGGCCGCTGACCGCCCAGGAGGACCCCATGCCCGCGCTGTCCGGCCAGATCATCATGACCGTCACCGACGCCGCCGGCTTCGCGGCTGTCACCGTCACCTGGTTCTTCAACCCCACCACCCGGGCGCTGCGGAACAACCCGACGGACTGGACGGACCCGACGGGCCAGGTCTGGGCGGCCGGTTCGGGCGCCCTGATCGCCGCCAACACGCTCGGTCGTCCGGTTAAGGTGCGGATCAACGATGCCGAGGGCAACCAGGTCCGGCGGGTCACCATTCCGATTGGCGGTCGCGCTCTCAAGGCGGTACCGCTGGCCAATGCGCCCGCCCCGGATGGCCCATACACCGTCGCCGAGGATCTCAACGGCGTGACGTTCGATCTCTCGCTGAGCTGACATGGCCATCGCCGCTGTTCAGCACATGGCCAAGGGCGGCGTCGTGGCCAGCGTGACCATCGACGCAGCCGACGGGTGGGTGGCGCCGACCGCCGGGAATTGGCTCGTCGTAACCGCCAACTCGGAGCACCTCGTGACCGGCCCGTCGGGTGCGGGCACGTGGACCGCTGGCCCCTCCGTAATTGACGGCAACGGCACGTACAGCTGGACCAAGGTCGCTGACGGGACCGAGACCGCGGTCACCTGCGCACCGTCACAGCCAGACGACATCGTCATGACGATCAGCGAATACTCGGGCGTCGCGGCGTTGGACGCCCAGAACAGCTCGTTGATCGCCGGTTCGTCAGGGACCACCACCTCGGCCGCCGCAGTCACCACGACCGCCAGCGGCGACCTGATCGTCGCGTTTGCGCTCCTGCACCAGACCGCGACACTCCCGACCAGTCCGTCGTGGACCAACAGCTTCGTCAACGTACTGTCCGGCAACACGGGTACGACCAGCGCGGCGGCCCTGCGGTGCACCACGTTCGTCGCCGAACTGCTGCCCGCCGGTGCTACAGGGTCGTACTCGACGGTGTGCTCGTGGACGAACGCCGCCCTTGACCGTCAGCACATCATCCTGGCTTTCACGGCAGCCTCCGGATCGGCGTCCGTCGCTGCCGCCGGAACGGCGAGGGCGGTAGGCCTGGCCCGCGGCGTCGTCACCAAGGTCGTCGCCGCAGCGGCCCGCTGCATCGCCTCCGTCACGGCCCGGGCCACGGTACGCAAGGTGGCGCCGGCCACTGCTCGATCGGTTGCCGCCCCCATTGGTCGCGTCTCGGCGAAGCACGTCGGAGTGGTTGTCGGCCGGCAGGTTGCAGCACCCGCCGGCTCGACTGCCACGGTCAAGCGAGTGGCCGTCACCGGCACCTCCACGGCCGCTGCCTCGGCGCTCATGTCGGGGTCGTCGCGGGCCGCCACGGGCCGATGTGTCGCCGCTGCACGCGTCACCGCCGCCGCCTCTCACCGCACCGCGGCTGCGGGTACGGCCTGCGCCGCACCGGTTGCCCGCGCCACCGCCGTGCATCGCACGGCTGTGATGGCCGGGTCGCCGGCGCTGGCCGCCACCCGTGCAGTCGCGACCAAGCGCCTCGCCTCCTCCGGTCGGGCCGTCGCGGCGGCAACCGCCGTCGGCATCGCCGGGCCGGTTGGTAGCACCCGGCCGGCTGTTGGTCGCTGCACAGCCGTGGCGATCTGCACGTCCCGGACGCGGCACCGCACCCCGCGCCCGAACTCCGGCATCACCTCCCGGCCGTTCGCCGGCATCACGTACAGGCCCTGAAGGAGCGAGACGTGCCGTTCAACACCCCTGCCAAGAACACGATGCTCGACGCCCTCGACGAGTCCGCAACCCAGATCACCCACGTCGCGGTCTGGCAGCTCGCCGACCCCGGCACCGGCACCAATGCCGCCGGCACCGAGGCAACCGGCGGAACCCCGACCTACGCCCGCCAGGCGGTCACCTGGGGTGCTGCGGCGTCCGAGGTGAAGCAGAACACCAACGCGCTGACCTTCGACGTGCCGGCCGGCACGTACGGGTTCCTGTGCTTCTTCAACGCCAGCACCGGCAACACCGGCAACTTCCGCGGCTACGTGCCGATCAACGGCACCGTCCGCGGGTTCTTCTCCGTCGACACGACCCTGGCCAACGACCAGTTCCTGTCACCCGGCCACGGCCTGGCCAACGGCGACCGCGTGATGCTGTTCAACGTCCTCGGCACCGCGCTGCCGACCGGCGTGGCCGAGGGGACGATCTACTTCGTGGTCAGCGCCGCGACCGACACGTTCAAGGTGTCGACGACCTCCGGTGGTGCCGCAGTCGACCTGACCGGGGTCGGCGGCGGCGAGGGCTACTTCGAGAAGGTCATCCCGGAGACCTTCGCATCGCAGGGGCAGCTGACCGTGGCCGTCGGCGCGCTGACCCTCGACCTCACCGGCATCTGATGTCCGCGGCCAGCATCACCGCTCGCGGTCAGGCCAGGGCTCAGGCGCTCCTCATGAACGACGCCTGCACAATTCGGCGCCGCACCGGTGACGGCCCGGCCGCCGCAGACGGATCGGTCAGCCCGACGTACACGACGCTCTACACCGGCCAGTGCCGGGTGCAGCAGGTGACCACGGAGCCGACCGCCGCCGACGCGGGCGAAGACCGGCAGCTGCTGATCCGGCTGACTGTGCAGCTGCCCATCTCCGTGACCGGGCTCGAGGCGGCTGACGAGATCACCATCACCGCCGCCGCCCATGACGCGGACCTGGTCGGCCGGACGTTCCTGATCAACGGCCTGCACCACAAGAGCAACGCCACATCCCGGCGCGTCGGGGTCATCGAACGCACTCACTGAGGAGGCCGTCATGCGCGTCTCCATGGAGTCGAATGCGGGTGAACTGGCGGCCAGTCTCGAGGTCACGGGCGACCGCCTGCCGTCGACGATCCGGCCGGTCGTGCAGAAGGCGTCCCTGAACATCAAGCAGGACGCCCAAGAGCGCATCGGCCGCGGCCCCTACCTGCCGATGTACGGCAGGTCGATCAGCTACGACACCGAGGAGACGGGCACGTCGGTCACCTCCGAGATCGGCCCCGACAAGGACCGGCCGCAGGGGCCGCTGGGCAACCTGCTGGAGTACGGCACCGGCGACACCGCCCCGATCCCGCACCTCGGACCCGCCCTCGATGCTGAAGAGCCGGCCTTCCTGCGCTACCTGGAGGAAGCGGTGGCGAAGGCGATCGAGGGATGAACGCGGACCACGTCGCGGTGTTTCTCGCCGCTCTGACCGACGACGACGCCGGCCTACTCACGACGTCGGACGGTTCGGTGCCGCCGGGCACGCGACCGCCGTACCGGGTCGTCTACGCCAGCGTGACCACGCCTGAGGCGCACGGCATGGAGGACGCGGCGGACGCGGTCGTCTGTACGGCGATCGTGCACAACGTCGGCGTGAACGCCGATGCCGCCCGGACGATCGCCGACCGTACGGCCGCAGCGCTGATCGGACTGCGACCGGTCATTACGGGCCGGGACTGCGGACGGATCCGC